GACTACAGACCCGCACTCTGAAACACAGATGTGCCGAATCGCGGGCCTGTTTGGGTTTGTGCTCAGGGCTTTGATGACCCAAAGCCAAGATTTAATTTGCATAGGAGGTGTGATTTCGATGATTTGCATAATTTTTGATTTATATGTGGGTTAGAAAATTACCTTTCTGAAAAGATTACAGAAAGGTAATTTTCTAACCCACATCTGCTCATGTTTTGGATCTGCTCTTGTGTTTCCATTCCTAAACAAAAATCGTTTTTTGTTTAGCTGTCAATATCTTTCTTGCAAAAACTGAATAAAAACCATTTTATTGATGTCTAACCAGGGGCGGTGCCCCCACAACCAAAATAAAATAATGAAATACATCCTCACAGAAGAAGAATTTAACGCACTCAGTGACGAAACAAAAGCAGAATACACGCTCGCAGATGGCAAAGCAGTTTTGACTCTTGAAGGTCACGAAGAAAACTTTGTCGAAAAAGGCAAGTGGAACGAGTCAGAGAAACATCGTAAGAATGCAGAGACAAAAACTCTCGAAGTTGAGAAGCGGGAAGCACAACTTTTGAAGGATGTTGACGCTGCAAAGGGCAACAAGGATGTGATTGCCAAACTCCGTGAGGATCACGACACCGAGGTTGCACGGTTGAAACAAGTAAACGAAGATCAGATAAAAACCTACAAAGCAGATTCGCACAAATCCTTGATCGAAGCGGAAGCAACCAAGTTTGCCAACGAGCATTTTACGATCCCCAGCCTTATCAAAGGTGCAATCCAAGGCCGAATGATGGTTGAAGAGGTTGACGGACAACCAGTGATTCGCGCACTGAAAGAGGACGGGAGCCCTTCAATTCAGTCCCTTTCTGAAATGCAAAAAGATTTCCTTGAAAACAAAGAGTTTTCAGGTATAGTCAAGGCGACTAAGGGGGGCGGCGGCGGTGCCAACCCGCACCCCGGCGGTCAAGGCGGCGGTGCTGCTAAACAAGTTACACGAACAGAGTTTGATGCAATGAATGCCAGTGCGCGGATGTCTTTTTCTAAAGATGGCGGCGAGGTGGTAGACGGCTAAAAGCTCCGTTCACCTTCTAATAATCAAATTTTTAAAATCATGGCAAATGCAGTAACATTTAATAACCTTGCGCCAATCCTTTACCGTTCTATGGACCGGGTTGCTCGTGAACTCACAGGGGTCATTCCGTCCTGTTTAATCAATTCTTCCGGGGTCACAGTTGGCGCACAGGGCGACAAAGTGCAGTCTCTGCGCACCACCCCGGCAATCAGCAAAGCGAGCTACACGCCCGCTATGCAAGTGCCTGACAGCGGTGACAAGACTAACATCATGGATGAGTTTGCGCTCACTCAGTATGCCGGTAGTGAGCTATCACTTACAGGTGAGACAACCAAGCGTCTTGGGAATATCGAGACTTACGGCAAGTGGATTGAGGATGAATTTACCCAAATGATTCGCTCGATGGTCAACGAGATGGAGGCTTACATGGCAGGGGTTGCCTACAAAGGTGCCTCTCGTCATTTTGGCACACCCGGAACGAGTCCTTTTGCGTCCAATATCAACGCACTGGCACAGCTCCGCAAGATCCTGAAAGACAACGGTGCTCCCGTCGACGGTGGTCAGCTGTCTTGCATCTTCGACACTGTTGCAGGTGCTGATTTGCTCTCTATTGCACAGCTCCAAAAGGTGAATGAAGCGGGCAACTCTGATTTGCTCCGCCAAGGTGCTCTCGGCTCGCTCTCTGGATTCTTGCTCAAAGAGTCGGCTGGCATCCAGACCCACACCAAAGGCACAGCCACCGGGTTTGATGCAAGCGCGGCCTTCGCGGTCGGTGCTGAAACACTGACAGTTGACGGCTCTGACTCCGGCACCATCCTTGAAGGTGACTTTGTCACTTTCGCGGGTGATACCAACAAATATGGTGTTAAAAGTGCAACTGCCTCTGGTGCTGCCAGTGGTAACATTGTCTTAAACCGTAATGGCTTGCGTCAAACGCTTGCTGACACTGTTGAAGGCACTCTTGGTGCTACCTACACCGCAAATGTCGCGTTTCACCAGACCGCAATTGAGTTTGCGGCTCGTGCTCCGGCACAGCCTGAAGGCGGTGACCTTGCAACGGACGTGATGACCATTACCGACCCACTCACTGGGATCCCCTTTGAGTTTCGGATGTATCCCGGTTATGGAATGAACAAAATTGAGGTCAATGTGTTCTACGGCGGTGTCGTCTGGAAATCTGAGTTTGTCGCTGGCTTGCTCGGCTAATCCTAAACACTACAGCCATCCGACATTTACAAACGCACCTTGTTAGTTCAAGGTGCGTTTTTTATTAACAAACGGGGAAAGAAAAAATTATGAATACAAAAATCAAAGTTACAAAATCCGGCTACTTTGCGGGTGGTTATCACGCGGAAGGCTCAGAAATCGAACTGACACCACGCCAACTTGAGTGCATCCAACGTCGCGAACGCGGCTTTAAGGTCATCGAAGATTTCAGCACAGACGGCGGCCAAAAAATGCCCAGCCCGGAGAACGTGCCACCAGTCCCGACGCCGCCGGGCGGGGCCACAAAGGTTGCAAGTTTGAAGACAGCTCTCGACGACGCTGGGGTCGATTATCCTGCCAATGCCAAGAAAGCAGAGTTGCAAGCACTGGTTGATGATTTCATCGCCAGTGAAAAATTGATGTAGTGCAGGCAAAAAGAAGCCCGCTAACCTTTTGAGTTAGCGGGCTTTTCTGTGTCCGGCATTTCACAAAATATCCCACAATCAAATTTTAATGTTTTCATTGCCATACCTTTTGCGTCTACATCTTTCTTGCACAAATGTGAAAAAACTTTTTAACTCCCAAATATGGCACTTGTAATTGAAGACGGCACAGGCAAGACAAACTCAAATTCCTTTGTTACAGCGGCGGAAGCGATCACGTATGCAGAAGACCGGGGGTTTACACTCCCATCGGTCACAGCGGATGTTGAAAAGCTGTTGATCAAGGCTTGTGATTTCATCCTCGGGCTTGAGAACAAATTTCAGGGGCTGCGCACAGAGCAAAATCAGAGAATGCCTTTCCCGCGTGTGCGGGTGTTGATTTTTAACAGTGTGGACTACATCGCATTTGATGAGATCCCGGAGCGCGTCAAGGAAGCACAAATGAGGTTTGCGGTGTCCGCCCATACAACTGAACTTCGCCCGGATGGCACAGGGCAAGAGGTCATCAATGAGAAGGTCGGGCCCCTGCAAGTCCAGTATGCAGAGCGCGGCTCAGGATCAGTGACGCCACAATTTAATCAGGCAATGGATTTGATTGCCCCATTTTTTGAAAACAGCGGTGGTCAACTCACGGTTGAAAGGTGCTAAAACATGGCTTTTAATTACACACAAGCAGCGGCGACAGCGGCAAGGCTAATTGCCAACTTCGGCGCGGTCGGAGAGATCCGCGCTTACAATGGCTTGATTGATGGCATTACCGGAATAGTGACAGATGACTACTCAAAGACTGTGGCAACCCTTGTGACAGTGCCTTCGGTTGATTCTTTAATTCGGTTTGATGACACTTTTAAGGAGTCCCTTGTAACTGGCAAAGCGCGGGTTTTCTTGGTTGCGGCAAGCGGTCTTGCTTTTGCACCAGAGCCGGGCAATTGCATTTTGCACGAGTCCAAGCTTTGGGAAATCGGGAGCGGTCCGGGCCAAGGTGGTGTGATGCCACTGAATCCGTCAGGGACTGCGGTTTTGTTCATTTGTGGGTGCATGTTAGGGGGGCGCAACCCAGATCCCATGAGTGCGTTCTCAGGTGAATCCCTCAAACTTTTTGAGCATTACGGTGACACGCTGGAACAGATGTTTGCAGCGGGAGATCCGCTAAACCAGTTTGTTAATGTGGCTCTCCCACAGAGTTTTAAACTTACCCAAAACCAGTAAAAAGTAATGAGTAGTTTTGCAGTAGATGTGAACAAATGGGCTGGCAAGGCGCTTAAAGATTTTGACCGTTTGCGCCGGGCTGTGATCTTTGAACTCTTTTCTTCGGTCATACTAGACACACCAGTTTTAGAAGGGCGCTTGCGGGGCAACTGGCAAGTGTCATCGAGCGGTGCGCCATCTGGCACAGTTGAGTTTGTGAAAACTTCAACTGGCGCAGAATCAAAATCAAGTAAAGAAATCAAAAACCCGAGGGGGCCTGTTTCGATTAGTGGGGTCAAAGCGGTTGAGCGGCTGGCTTTAGAAGGCAAACCAACAGTTGACCAAGCGGTTTATATGTCCAATAATTTGCCATATGCTTACACAATCGAGTATGACGGTTGGAGCCATACCAAAGCGCCGGAAGGCATGGTAATAAAAAACTTCATCCGCATTTCCCAAAACCTGAAAAAATTCAATGGCTGACACAGACATAGAAAAAGCACTTTTGACAGCGGCCAAGACCTTTCTTGATGCTAACGGCTTCACGGGTGCAATCAACTGGGAAAACAGCAGTTTTGACCCAAGCGGCGCTACACAGTGGGCAAGCGTTTTCTTTGTGCCTAATGTGCCGGATGTGCTCACACTTGGCACACGAGGTGATGACAGAATGACAGGGTTTTTACAAATCGATTTGAACGTCCCACAGGGGACTGGGAGCGGTGCAATGCGGGCTTGGCTCAATAATTCCCGGCAGTCATTCGTCGCGGGTAAGGCATTTGCTCTTGATGGTTACAATGTCGCAGGCGCAGGAACAGCGGCGGCAAACGGGTTTTACGAAAAGAATGGGGCCAGCACGGACAGCAGACAAGCTTTCACGTTGTTTGACACAGATGGCACCACAGGGCTTTTCAACATTTGGGGTTTTAATGGCTTCGCATGGTTTTTGACATCTACAGGTATTAACGCGGGCGGTGTGGTTGGCTTTTACGGGGTAAATACGTCAAGTGCTTTGCCACCGCTCACAGGCTGGTCACTTAGCGCAAACGGTGATGCCCCGGCACCAACTCTTTCACTGCCCCCTAAAGTCACCATAATTTCAGCCGGGTGGGGGCAGGGCAGAAATGTTGACAACTGGTTTAGGAAGTCATTAACTGTTGCTTTCCGTTCCGATTTACAAAGAGCCAATTTCTAACCAAAACACAATATGTCTGATTCAGCACGTCATAATCTTTTCCTTCTCGCAGAGTCCACTTACGGCACCACGCCAAGCTCGGATCCTGAATTTATTGACATTCGGCACAAAGGGACAACCCTCGCGCTCACCAAAGAGGGCACTATTTCCGAAGAGCTACACTCAGATCGGCAAATTCGTGACTCCCGGCACGGTGTCAAAGCAGTCGGTGGTGACATCAATTTTGAGCTTTCTTACAGCTCGTTTGACACTTTGCTTGAGGCGGTCTTGCTCGGAACGTGGTCAACCAATGTTTTGAAGGCAGGTGTCACTCGTCGCTCGTTCTCGATACTCCGCCATTTTACCGACCAAGCTTCTGGTGACAAACCCTATCACCTGTTTAGCGGCGTTGAACTCAACACGCTGAATCTTAACATCCCCGTCACAGGGCTTGTGACTGGATCTTTTGGGACACTTGGCAAGGGTCTGACTCTCTTAGGGGATCTTTCCACACTGGGAACACCTACTTTCACAGACCCAACTACAACGGCCCCTTTTGACGGCTTCACAGGGTCGATCACTGAGGGTGGCACAACAACATCAGTAGTCACAGCAATTGACCTGACTCTATCAAACGGCCTTGCGCCGATTTATGTCATCGGCAGTGACGAGACCTCTTTGCCATCGATTGGGCGTTGCACACTCTCTGGCTCAATTACAGCGGTTTTTCAAAATGCGACATTGTTTGAGAAATTTGTCAATGAGACCGAGTCCGCTCTGGTTGTGACTCTGGAAGACCCAGCGGGCAACACTTATGAAATCAATTTGCCTCGTATCAAATACAATGGTGGACAACCAGATGTTTCAGGTGAGGGGTCAATCGTTCTCACTCTGCCAATTCAAGCGCTTTACAAAGTCTCGGATTTGTCCAATATTGTGATTACACGCGCAAACGCTTCTTAAAACTTTTCTCAGGGGTGAGATGATAGGAGCAACCCCACTACTGATTCGCAGTAGTGGGGTTTTTTCTGTTGCAATGCGGATGAAAAACATTCTTTGTTTGCATCATGGATGAAATGAACGAATTTTTTACACGCGACAAAGCCAATGAGGGTGTGGAAGTGCCTTTGTATTTACCCACAGGAGCCAAATCGAAGCACTGGCTGAAACTGCTCGGTGTTGACTCAGGGGCATACGCGCTTGCAACTGCACGGATGCGCCAAGCCTTGCAAGGCATCCAAGCGGAAGCAGGCAAGATCGAAGACAAGGAAGCCCGGTTTGTGTTTGTGAATGGCAAGCAAGAAGAGTGGAAAAACCGAGTCTTATCGGCTTGCATATCAGCTTGGTCTTTTGAAACTGAATGCACCGAAGCCGAGAAACTAAAATTTCTTGAGGCGGCACCACAAATCGCAAACATAGTTGACACTTTTATTGCAGACAGACGGCTTTTTTTCGGGATGGGGCAAGCAGGCTTGAAGACTTCGCAAGAAGTGAAATAGGGCTTAGTTTGCCCATTGCAGGGGCCAAAGGATCAAAAAAGACACACCTGCTCAAAGCCTATAAGCAAACAGGTGTGATGCCGACAGAGTTGCAGGATCAGCCGGAGTGCCCGGAATACCTCGCCCATGTGTGGGGCTGGTTTGTCGAAATCCGCTCCGGGGGGTCATTCAGCTGGGCAGAGGTTGACGCTTGGGCACGGCTTAAAGGAGTGCAGTTGAGCGGCTATGATACAGAGTTGCTTTCTATGCTCAATGGCGTCTTTATAGCGGCAAATGGAAGATGTAACTAGCCTAGTTTTAAAAGTGGAGAGCAAGCAGGTCGGCAAGGCTGCAAAGGAGCTTGACGGCCTGACAGGCGCGTCAAAGAAGACCGAAAAAGCAACGGACGGTGTAGCAGGTGCTTTTAAATCTCTGATCGCTCCTTTACTTGCGGTCTTCTCGGCAACGGCGGCGCTCAAAAAGCTGGTAAGTATCACTAGAGAATTTGACATCCTAAATGCTCAGTTGATCACTTCGACAGGATCGGCTGAAAATGCCGCAATTGCATTCGGCGC